TTATTTATTTTTTCGTCCTTCCTTGCGAGTGAAGATAAATATGAATCTAATTCTTTAAAGCCCTGCATCTCCATTTCGATTTTCATTATTCCACCGCCTTTGCCCTGATTGTGGTGAAATTTTTTCGGGAATAGTTTGGAAGAATTGATTCGATCTCATATGATTGGTTCTGAAACAGAATCCGCATATGTTTGTCGATGTCCTCTCGGTGTCGGATCGTAAATTTTACTGTATGTTCTTTTTGTACAGCCGCCGCTGCATAGTATTCCCGGCCTTTTAATCCTTCAGCTTTTGCCCAGCATTCAACGACCGTTTCATAGTTACCTTCCACAGGAAGGCGTCCGCCTTCTTTTTTCTTTTGAAACTTGATTCTATATCGCATGTCATTCAGCATCGGCATCAGTCTCCGGAACTGTGTATTTTAATTGATTGATCAACGTTGTCAGAACACCATCAAGGTTTGAAGTTGTGCCAGCTATTTCACGGTTTTCATACCAGTGGGTGACAAAAGCCTTTACGCACAAATCTGCGCGAGCTGAATTATTAGGAAATTTCAGGCCCGTTGCGGACGTAATGTATTCTTTTGCAGAAGCGATAAACCCAAGAATTAAATCATCCTCCAGGTCACCATCGACCCGGAGGAATTTTTTCGCCTCTTCAAGCTCTTTTTGTTGGGTTTCAGTCATAGGGCATCACCTATCTTTCGTTAACTAGATGTTCCGCCTTTTAATTCATCAATTTGCTTTTGTAGGTCTTCTAAAATGGCCTTTACTTCGCTGTTTAAGTTGTCCATCATGATGCTACCAGTTCCTACGTTGTTGCTTCTTACTACCTTTTCACCAAGCATTTCATGGGTAATGCTTTTTTCTTCAATGACAGCAGGATCACCTTTGTCACCTTTCGGTCCCTGTGGTCCTGGTTCTCCTTGTGGACCTTGTGGGCCAGTATCTCCCTTGTCCCCTTTTGGTCCTTGCGGCCCCTGCGGACCAGGTTCCCCTTGCATTCCTTTGATGTATAAAGGATTTTCTTCGCTGTTGTCCTTCAAATAAACGGGCGTTACCGGTTTGCCCGTGCCATCGTCCTCCGCAGAAGTGAATACGCCGTTACTTTGGTTTAGAAATTGATCTGCCATTTTTCCTCATCCTTTTCTTTTATTATTTTCCAACATCAACTGATTTATCTTCAGAGCCGCCAGTGCTTGGAGTTTCATTGTCAGGAACTGCATCTTTAATTGATGAAAATTCCGCGTAAACCACCGCTTCTGTATCCCATAGGACTACATCCTCACGCTCAATAATTCGCACATCTGTTGAATTGCGATAAAATGCTTTTCCACCGACATTAGTTGTTAAAATAGAATACTGCTGGCGGTCAAACAGTTTAACGGCTTCTTTAAGGTCTCCAATGATTAACGGATGTTTTGGTGTTTTTGTGCCGCTGCTTGGCAAGTATTTATCAGAAATCACAGAAACCGGCTTTCCAAACAACAACTTTTTCGTCGGGTCTGTAGGATTCGGCTGAAGTAGATAGCGGCCGAACGCGTCTTTTAGTTTATCCAACATATTAAAGCCGGATTGGTTTGTGACAACTTTGGTTGTCGCATTAATAGCTGGATCGAGTTTGACATTAAGAATGTCTTTAATATCGTCCTGTTTGGAAACCGTTGTTTTTGCAAGTGTTCCTAATTGGTTAAGAATCAACGTATTGCGGGTTACGGCTGATTTTTTCGCCAGCCAAGTCGCTAGATACTGTAAGAGCGCTTCCTGTGTATCTGCAAGCAAATCGTTTGAAAGAACCAAAATCCCGGCATAGTCTTTGATGTTATATTTAATGTTTTCAAACTTAGGATTCTCTAACTCTTCAATATTTTCTAATTCCTCAAGGTTTGCCAATGGGGTGATATCTGATAATTTTTCAAGAACCCGTGAACCCTTGTTTGTTGATACCGGAATGACATCGACGAGATTTGCCAGGGTATCAAATTGACGTCGTTTTTCATTAATTTTCGTGGAGATATCTTGCGGGACAATAAGGCCACCGTCCTCATCCACACCTTCTTTCATTGCAGCCAGTGGCTGCGGTACCTTTCCTGTTTTAAGGGCGGAAGCAAAAAGCTGAACATGGTTCTTTACTTCTGTTTTAGCGATATCATCCGTTGGTTGTTGCGGGTTCTTTGTCTCTGGATCATGCTGCGGCTCTTCCTGTTCGTATGAAACCTGCATATTTCGGATATCTTCATATGTCTGAATTTGATCTTTAATTTGTTGAGCCTCTGCAAGTAGTTTTTTGGCTTCATCCATTTTCCCTTCATCGGTCAGCGCTTCAATTTTTGTACGTTTTTCCGCCAAGGTCTGGCGCAATTCTCGTTCTTTTTTGGACATCCCGCCCCCGGCAAAAAATTGAATATCAAGGTTCATTAACTTTTTATGTTTCAAATGCTTGTCCTCCTTAGAAATGGCATAAAAAAAGAACCCTTAAAGATTTAAGAGTTCAAGTTTCATATTGATCTTTTGTTTTAGTAATTCATCCGGCTTAGTTTCTGCCGGACTTTCAGCAGCGGATTGAGCAACAATTTTGCCTGGAACATGTTTAAAATGTGCCAGTACCTGATGATCAATGCAGGCTGCTACATCCTTTGATTCTGAAACCATATCGATCAAACCATAATTTAAAGCTTCATCGGCGGTGAGCCAGGTTTCCTCATCCAGCAGCTGGCGTAAAGTCCCGTCGTCCAGTTTGTCTCCTGCTTTCGCAAGATATGTGGAAACGATACTTTCAGTAATCTTATCCAGATCATCGGCTGCCTTCCGGAATTCCGCGGCATTCCCGACCATCCCCATGTATGGGTTGTGAATCATCATCATGGCGTTACTCGGCATCGTAATTTTATCGCCGGCCATTGCAATGACAGAAGCGATACTCCCGGCCAGCGCATCGACATAGACATTGATTTTGGCTTTATGTCGCTGGAGCATAGAATGAATAGCCTGCCCCTCAAAAACATCCCCACCAGGCGAATTGATGTACAAATCAATAAAGCTCACATCACCTAAACTTTTCAATTCAGACTGAAAGGCTTTAGATGAACTTTCACTGAACCAGCCTTCGCCAGTTATCGAACCGTAAAGCGTGATTTCAGCGGACGAATCATTCAGAACCTTCATGTTCCAATACTTGTTTTTCTTTTTCTGTTCCGTTGCCATCACCCCCTTTCAGGCGATTTGAAGACCGTTTGACCTTGCTAAGTTGATACTCTTTCATAATTGAAAGGGGAACAAGGTTTAAGTTTCCATAATGCTCATCCCCGATCTCTCCGATACCTGTCATGTCCTCTTTTTGAAGGATAGTATTAACGCTAAAGGCGCCGACACTTTGCATCGTTTTATAAAATTCAGCACGTGATTTACTGTCCCCGCGTAGCTCTGATTCCAGGTTAAATTTAAAGTAATAGCCAGCTTCCCGCTGCTTCTCTGTCAAAACCTTATCGTTTAACTCTTGTTCAATATTTGTGACGATTGGCTGTAAAGTGGTTTTGACATAATCTAAAGATTGTTGCTCTATATTTGAAAATGTCGCCCGATCAAGCTCCCCTATTTTATGAGGCGGCACCTTGTAAATCGATGCAATCTGTTGGCGATTCCATTTCATCGACTCAATAAATTGGGCATCTTTCATGGGCATTGTTACTTGTGAATAATCAAGCCCGGCGTCTAAAACTGCAATAGACTGCCCCGCATTTACCCGCTCCCAATCTTCCCTAAGAATTTGTTTGCTTTTTCGGTCTAAAAGGGTCGGCGCTTTTACAACGCCAAACGGTGCGCCGCCATTCTTGTAAAATTTCGCGTTAAATTTTGTGGCAGCTCTATTTGACCCTATATTGTCTCGAATAACTGAAATCGGGGTTTGACCTACAATTCCATCAAGAGACAGGTTTTTAAAATGCAGTACCTCCTCGTAAAAAAATTCACGGTACTTGCCGTCAAGTGTGGTTGAATACCATACCCGGCCGTTATTTGGATCAATATTCGTATTAGTCGCCTCAGGGTCTAATGCTCTGATCCCAGCCACATTCCCGTCTTTATCAAAAAGCAAAAGATTATAGCTGTTTCCCCAAGTGCAAAGTCTCGTAACCAACAGCCTTTTCCATACAAAGCTTGTCATGTAGTCATTCACTTTGTTTAGAATAATGCCGCTTACTTTATTTTGAACCTGTTGTATGTTGCCGTTTTGGTTCTGAAAAAGCTTAATTGGCAGTTTCGCAATATCATCAGCCAAAACAATCACACAAGCATATACATCCGGATGCAAAACAGCCGTTTTTGTTGATACCCTTTCACCAGATGAACTCTCTGTTCCAGCAAAAATATTTTTAAACCAATTAGCCGGATGGAGAAGGGAACCGCTATCCTCTTCAGCAATTTCATTTTTTATTCCGCTCTTTAAACGGCTTAATAGCATCTATTTCCCTCCCTCATCCTTATTTTTTTGACGAACAAATCCTGCCAAGCTGGCAAGAGAAAATAAAAAAACACCGGTTGCAATTAAACCCGCGTTTATGTTCATCCG